AAGGTCAAGCCCATAACTATAACGGAAAACGGCACATACAATGTTTCCGACGCTGAAAAGGCTGAGGGGTATGTGGGATATTGCCCTGTAACGGTTGATGTGCCTGACAGATATCAGGAGGGGTATGATAAAGGACACGATGACGGCGTAAAATCGATTGTTATCAGTCCTCTGACGGTCACCGCAAACGGCACATATAGCGCCGCTGATTATTCCTGTAATGGATTCGACCCTGTGAATGTCAATGTACCGGACAGATATCAAGAGGGCTATGAGGACGGACAGGAACATGGCAAATATACATTTCCCGATGGCACATCATACAGCGATGTTGTAAACATCATCGGCGGCGATGCTGTTGCTGATGAAACATTGGGTGTACAGGTCAGAACAACGGAAACATACGGGGAAGATATGTATTCAACCCAAACCATTGTTTATGATTTATCGGGAAATCCATTATCAACATTGCGAAGTTGGGGATTTGCCAATAGTTTCCTGCCAACATGGGGAATGCCTAAAGTAACATATTTTTCGGTGACTGACAGCACAACAGGAGCCTGGAAGATCATATACACATGGGACAGCGGTGGCACTAGCGAATTTACAGGCACAGATACCTATTTGATTGGATTTGGAGCAGATGGGCACAAGTATTCGGCAAGCAATTAAAGGAGGGAAAACATGATTAAATCCAAAGAAGCAACCATAAATGTTAGCGGTTTAACAGCAGCAACGTTTGATCGCAGATATCCTTTTTGCGCTATCAGGAATGATAGCAGCAATCCTGTGTATGTCTCCACTGCTAATGACAAGTGCATATCAGGTATGGATGGTGTTGTAGCTGTAGCTGCCGGTGGTTCATTTGTTATTGAAAACGGTATTGCTGATACAAAAACAACTACTGTATTTTTTAGAGGCAACGGACCGGTTACGGTAATCGGTCAGTATGACAGTAACAACCGTTTTAAGATACAACTGAAAGGAGGTGAGACAAAAGAAATAACGCCCGAATCGCTGGGATATGTGTCAGGAGCAAAGCTGTTTTTCGACGGCTATTACAATTATGTGTCAAAGCACGCTGATAATGGCGTTGCATGGGTAGATATGGTAGGGTGCAATGTAATGAACAGAAACTCTGCCAATAGCTATGCAGATCTGATTGGTACCGACCACTACATCAAACAGTCGGGAGCAGCTTCAGCACTGCACATACCTGATAAATTAGAGTATGATAATTTTACTGCCGAGTTGTTTGCTGAAATCACAGGGGGCAACACTGACGAAAACGACATACTGGCAAACTTCCAGTCGTCGGGGTTTGGCATACTTACGGAAAAGGGCAAAATAAAGGCGTGTATGTATGCCCAAAGCAGTTATCATTACACAGAAGGATTCACCTATTCTCAGAACACAAAGTACCTGATGACCATTACCTACAACGGACAAACATTGTCGCAGTATGTTAACGGCGAACTCGTGGAAACGCTTGATATTCCGCTTGAAAACTACAAGAAACCTGTTGTTGACACATATCTCGGCAGCAGCGGTTCGGGCGGTGATGCCTATGGCACATATAATTTCTATCGTTTTGCAATCTATGACAAGGCTCTGACTGTTGCCGAGGTCATGGCAAATTATAACACTGATGTACTGAGATTCTAAGATCTAAAGGAGGAATATATTTATGAACTGGAAGTCAAAACTTACAAGCCGCAAATGGTGGGCAGCAATCACAGGCGTTATCGTTTCTGTTATGGTGCTTTTCAATGTTGACAGTCAGCAGTCGGAACGCATCACAGCGCTTATTACGGCAGTATCTTCAGCTGTGGCATATACCATTGCAGAGGGCTTTGTTGACGCTGCAGCCGTTGAAAGAAAGGAGGATAATGACGATGAATGAGTTTGAAATCAAGGAAGCTGTAAAAGCCTTTGCATATGGCTTTTCTGCAGAACGTGTTGCCGAGGAATGTGATATCCCTGTGGAAAAGGCTCGTGCTATACAGCAGGAACATTCCGCTGAGATAATCGAAAGGAGAAAAGCAAGCTATGAGTAATGCGGTTTACAGGCTCATTGATCTGTCTAAGTGGAATGGCAAAGTCGATTTTAACCGTGTGCGCTGTGCAGGCATTGACGGCGTTATTATCCGCACGGGGTTCGGCGTGGAAAATCCCCGTCAGGTTGACCGAAGATTTGAGGAATATTACTCCGGGGCAAAGGCTGCAGGGCTTTATGTTGGCGCATATCATTACAGCTATGCCAAGACGGCTGCGGAGTCTGTAGCCGAAGCGGAATTTATGCTTAAGATACTTAAAGGGAAGTCATTTGAACTGCCTGTTTACGGCGATTTCGAAGAGCAGGGAAAGATTTCAAGGTCTGTATGCACAGCCATGGTCAAAGCATTCTGCGACAGGCTGGAAGATGCAGGCGCTTGGGCAGGCATTTACAGTTATGATACTTTCTTCAGGGACAAACTCACATCTGATATGCTCAAAAGATACACCGTGTGGTCCGCAAGGGTAGAAAACATTTTCCCCAAATGCGTATCATCGGCAGATGTCGGCATTTGGCAGCACTCATGGAAGGGCAGGGTAAGCGGTGTATCAGGTGATGTTGACCTTGACTACTGCTTCAAGGATTTTCCTGCACTGATCAAACGCACAGATCTTAACCGTTTCTGATACATAATATTTTAATTTAAAACGAAGTGAAAACGGCGTGCCTGATGGTGCGCCGTTTGTGTTTAGGAGGACTTATAATGAGATCATTTATTCCGTGGATAGGCGGCAAAAGCGCCCTGTCCAAGACTATTACCGACATTTTTCCTGATAACGTCGGACGGTACATTGAGGTGTTCGGCGGAGGCGGTTCAATTCTTTTTGCATCGGATCACCACGCAGCATTGGAAGTGTATAACGATGCAAACAGCGATCTTGTGCGTCTGTTCCGCTGCATTAAGTATCACCCCGATGAGCTTTCAAAGGAAATACAGTACTATTTAAATTCCCGTGAGGTGTTCAACGATTGTCGCAGAAAGCTTGAGAGCAATGGAGATTACACAGATATACAACGTGCGGCTATGTTTTATATTTGCATCAAAATCAGCTATGGAGCTAAGATGACAAGTTTCGGGTGCATCAAGAAAAGATTATCGTCGGACAGATTTTCCGAAGTTTCTCAGCGACTTAATGTAGTAGTTATTGAAAATAAAGACTTCGAGGATCTGATACGTCAATATGACAGGACCGATGCGCTGTTTTATTGCGATCCGCCATATCATACAACAGAAAAACTGTACTCGGCAGTATTTAAGGAAGATGACCATTACCGTTTAAAATCCGTTTTAAGCGGTTTAAAAGGGCGCTTTATACTCTCTTATAACGATGATGACTTTGTCAGAGATCTCTATTCTGATTTCAAGATATGTTCGTTGGAACGTCAGAACAATTTAAGCTCAGGAACATTTAAGGAACTGCTGATCACAAACTTCTGATATTTTTTTTAGAGCATAAATAACGGATACTGTTATTTGTACTATAACAAAAGTAGCGGAGGCGCTTCAAATGGTTAAGCTTAATCTTTCCAAGCTCCTGGCTGACCGTGGTATGACACAGTCAGAGCTTGCTCACATTACGGGAATAAGACCCTCTACGATATGTGATATCTATAATAATAACTGCACTTTTATTAAACTTGATAATATTGATAAAATATGCTCAGCTTTAGAATGCGATATCTCCGAGCTAATGTGTATAAAGTAAACTGGCAGTAATTTTCCATTAACAAATATAAGTTTTACATTGATAGAAAAATCCCCTTTAAAATATACCCAAAAGTCATTTTAAAGGGGATTTTTTGCGTTTTGCCTGACAATTTTTTGCGTTTTGCGTGGCAAGCTACATATACACCACTATACATCAATAATTTACGGTGAACCTGCTTTGAGGTATCTGACTTAAAGCTATTCCCATATAAACATAGCCTGCTTTTGTACGAAGCTTCGGAAACCTCTTTGACATCTCCATACCAAACTTCGTGCTGCTCATACGATACTCGCAGTATTGCTCACACCATTCTGAATATACCGCAAACAGCTTGTTC